GAATGGTCTGAAATAAGGGCAATAATTGCAGTTGCGCGATGGCACCGCAGGAATAACTGCCCACATCGTAGGTGATTTTTCAACATCAACTGTTGATAAAAGCTCATAAACATTATCTAGGCGTTGTAGTGCGCCTATGGCAATTTGTTCATCGTAAGGATGAAGCTCAAGAAACATATCGGATATTTGGCCGCCAGTTGGGAGAAAGGCAAGCCCAACTTGCTTAACATCGTGGCCTTCTTGCGCCTTGCCATAGGCGTACAACATAACCTGAATTATCTGTTGTTGGCTTGCACCGCTATTGCGCTTCTCCTTCACATTAGCAGGTGAGGTTGTTTTCCAATCAATGACAATTCCGTTTTCCTTATCGTAAAGGTCAACTGTCCCGGCAAGATTGGCACGAATCTTAACCTTGCTCTCAACCTCAAAACGATCAGGAAACTTTGCGAAGATGCCTTCCAAGTGTGAGTGAATGGCAGTTCCAACTTGAGCAGCCCAATTACCCCCACTACTTACATTCACCTTTTCCCAATCAAGTAATTTATAGGCTAACTTGCGGGTACATTCTTGCCCCACTTCACTTGGGCCAATGTAAACCTGCTGCGAACGGGGCGAGAAAATACCCGCTTGGGTAATAATCTCGCCCAATTCAATTGCAAGCGCCTTACTTGGAGTGTTCAAAGGTGTGAAGGTCATCTGCTATTCATCATCTCTTACAACGGTGAATCGGCGGGTAGTTGAAACAACTTCTAGCAAGTCAATCACTTGAGCAGGCAAGATTTCTCGCGCCCGCTTAGTATCAAATCGTTTTGACTCAACAACCGACCATCTGATGACAGGGCGGTTTGCGAACATTCCAACTTGAGCATCGCCAAGGGCAGATTCTAAGTGTGAACGAGCAATGTCAGCTACCTCTTGCCATTCTTTTATCTTTAACAACGCTGACTTGTATTGCTCAAGCCACGCATTTGCATCGGCATCAAAATCAACGATGCCTTTCTCTATTTCAACGGTCACTTTAACCCCCAAAGTTTTTAGTACCATTTGTCTTTTTTAAATTTTGCCCAGGCAGCGCAGGGGCCACCTGAACCATATTTTCTGCCGATGTAAGCAAGGGCAGCAACGGTTTGGGCAACTTCAGATTTACTGCGAGTCATCCCAAGGTTTCTATAAGTTGAATCTAACAATTGCCCAACACCTTCGGCTGAGCTTGTTGGATTCTTTTTGTCTTTCCAACCGCTTTCCTTGCCCATAAGGGATGAAAAACACTTGAAATCTTTTTTAGTAAGTAGCTCGCGGGCGAGTTCCTTATGATCAACCTGCATCAGAATCGGGCGTTCTTTGTAAATGACCAATTCAGGAATGGCAGGTGTTGGATTTATTGCTTGAACCAATAGTGAAGTCACCGTGCTAACCACCAATATAAGGGCGATTCTATTGATGACTTTTTTTGTGTTTGGTTTGATTGGATTGCTCCTTCTCTAGCTGCCTTCGCAAGTGAAGCCGAAACCTTGTAAACATACTGGCTTGAACATTCAACTGTGATGGCAATTTCGTGGGCGCTTTTGTTTTCCCATAACATCTGATGAATCATAAGTGCTTTCTTAGATATTACAGTTCGCCGGTTTTTGCGGGAGATACTATGCCGTTGATCGGCGGTGTAACCACCCCAAAATCCGTAAACAATTCGCTTGTCAAGTGCGTACTCCAAACATTCCTCTCTGTGAATACAACTCCCGCAGATTTGCTTGAGTCGGGGCAGGCGTTCTGCCTCATCGTGCTTCGTATCTGGAAAGAAATAATCTTTATCCTCAACTTTTGCACATTGGGCTTCTCGGAACTTGGGTGAATCGCTGAAAATGTCAAAGTTCATCTCCTAGTTCCGTAGCCCGCATCTCTGAGTAAATTGGTGATTTGTTCTAGCGACATAATCGCCCACCAATTCGCGGTGTTGGTGACACCAACGCCGTTGGGTTTTACAACCAAAACGCCAAAGTCTGCTTTAGCGTTCTTGGTTTCCAACTCGGTTTCTTTTAACCAAGCAGGAATCTTATATGTTTTGTGATTCTTAACTTCCCAAGCCAAGGCAGGGGTGCCTGTTATATCGCCAAGATCAAGTGCGCCATTTAGCGCCCTTCTTTCGGCGTAGGGAAAACCGTTATCAATTAAGAATTTGACAACGGCAGTTTCCGCTGAGGTTCCCTTTGCTTTGGCTTTAGACATCAAATCTCGCCGTTACTTCGAGCAAAAATTCCAACAACTGAAATCACGCAAATAATCATTACAACTAGAGCTAACCAAAACATTTGGCGTTTTCCTTTCCGTTCAAGGTCAAGGGTGACACACGCTACACCATAAACCCTGCCGCGACACGCTAACGGCTAAATTGAATCTCCACTTGAAAAGGTGCCGAAGTGTTCACATCAAACTTAGCTGAAAGCACTAAGGCAGTTTTGATGGCGTTGGTGGCGGTGTCAATGTTTAGCGTTTCTCCCGTTGCCTCGCCATAAACATCTGCCATTGAAGTTAGGTAGCCAAGGGCATACGCGCTACCCGACCCGATGCCGTAGGTGAAATCTATTGATTGAGAAATGCCTAGATCATTGCCAATTTCAAAGATATTGCCGTTGAAAGCGAGTAGGTAGGCAAAACTTGCGCCTTCTTTTTGGTAATCGTAGCCGTTGTCTTTGAACGCCTTGATGATGCTTGGAATCACTTTTTTACCCATAAACCCAACAGGGTCGGTGCCATCGTATAGGGGCGGTTTCCAATTATAGGCAAGCACATCGCCAGGTCGCACATCGCCACATACGCCCAAAAGGTACTTGCCAACCTTTACGATTTTGGGCGTTGAAGGCGAAATGATGCGTTTGTCACCATCGGTGATTTGGCTATCAGCTCCAAGGATGGCAAAGCCTTTGCCCTGGTAGCCTGCGATCGTGGTCATAGGGGCAATTCTACCCGTTTAAGGGGTATCTGTGGGGTGGGTAACAGGCGGGAATTTGCCCCTAATTTGCCTGCGTGTCTTGACACTAGCGTATAGACAGGTGCTAAGTTTCTCTTATGGGGAACGGCCCCAAAGAAAGCAGGATTCAAATGTCAAAGCGTTTATGGGTATCAGATAACGGTGATGTTCTTTGTGAAGATCACGCAGGCGTTTATCTTAAATCAGCAATTCAGGCAGATAGCGAAGCAATTGAACACTCAACTCCACTTGATAATTGGGGATTATATTTTACTCATTTACTTGGTGGCGCAAATTTAGTTTGTGAAGTCTGCACTCCTTGGGATTCACCTGATCATCCTTACAACAAGTTGAAGGCGGTTGCGTAATGACAATCCAAGAAATTACTAATTGGCACTTCAAGCAGTTCGCACAATTAAACGGTTTAGAAAATCGAGCCGAACGCAATTTTCACTTAGAAATTGCCAAAGAGTTAGTCCGAATTGAACGCGAATTGGAGAACAAATAATGTCTGCAATGAAATCGCTTTATCTTGACCTGACATCAGGCGTTGCCGAAGTAAGCCAAACCCTTGAAGAAGGATTTGATTTACAAAACGCCACCTTTGAAACAATAGATTTGGCACTTTGCCAATCAATCATCAAATTATCTGAAATGCGCAACACTCTAAAAGAATTGGGAGCAGTAAAATGAGAATGACCCGCAAATGGCGTTTGGTTAGAACCGCCTTCATTATCGCAAGTATTTGGTTAGTAATTGAGATCGTGCAGAACCTTTGGTGGACATCTGAAGGTTACTGTTGGGGCGATGCGGTGAAGTGCGTAGGTGGTTTGTAATGGTTACACCGCAACGCTCAATTCGAATCAATGAAGAACTATGGCGCAAAGTCAAAGAAAAGGCTGAAAGCGAAGGCAAGAACATAAGTGAAGTGATTGTTGCTTACTTGAAAGATTACGCCTAGTTAAAAGGCGAAAGAACCCCCAACAGGAACGGCTGTTGGGGGTTCTTTCTTGGGGGTGCGGTGAACGCACTAAATCTGTGTTATGGCAAAAATCTGTTCATAGGTGTCAGCAAATAGTTTGACATATCTTGGCAATGAGTCAGACAAATTACCTGTTCGGTTCTTGTCTAATATGTAGCTCACATCGGCTTCATCATAGGCGTTACGCATTGAATTGTTGGCATCTAAGATAAACAACAAGTCATAATCTTGAGGCAACAAATTAAACATTTCTTGTAACGCCGCCGCCTGCGCAGGTTGCCCCTGTGAGGCAACTAGAAAAAGAATCTTATTCACGATGGGCAATCTCCCCGGCAATGGCGAAGTAGGCAGCGCCATCAATGAAGGAATCAAGATGATCGGGTGACTCAATCAACCTAGCAACCTTTACCAACGCCAACATAATCGCGGCTTGGGCGGGAGTAACTGGCGCTTCAAGATATACCGACCAAAGAGCTGCGATGCGTTGGTGATTTGTTAGCGGGTCACCATAGTTTTTGTTTCTATCGCCGTGTGTGAGGCGTGAAGCCTCTTTAAGAATATCCCCCCGGAGCATTTGTTTTCCTATTCTGTCGGTTCTTGGCTTGCGCTTAATTTGTAAAACTTAACATTCTCTTTAAGCCTATCAATCCACGGCGCTAAAGCTACTGCCTTTTCACCGTGTTCAAGTGCCTCTTTTGGTTTGTCTAGGTTGTGGCACGCAATCGCAATTAGATCGTGTGGCAGGTATCCCCAAGCATCTGACTCTACAAGATACTCTAGCGGTTGGTGCGTTATTCTCAATGCGGCGTGGGCGGTGGCATAAGAATCTAGCCATAAGCCCTTTGAATAGTAATGTTGGGCGAGATCAACCCTTGGCTCTCGACTGCCTGGCGATTCAGCGATGGCTTTAAGTAGCCAAGATTCGCGTTCGGATTCATCCATTTTGGCTAAATAGCGCATTGAGGCAGCCCGTTCGGGTTTCCATACTGCCTTTGGCAACTCTAAATGGCGCTTGAACTCTTGTATTGCCTCTGTGTATTTATTGTGAAAGAACAGTTCTCTTGCGTTGTAAAAGCAATTTCTATCATCTGTTGAATCTTCAAGCACCGATTGGGCGAGCAATTCAAAATACTGACCCCTTGATTTTGTATCGTCAGGGTGATGATGGATTTCGAGCTTTGTCCAGGCTTGAACTTCGTTTGCTTTACAAGTCAAGACTTCGTGAACAGGGTGCTTCCACCGGTAATTCTTGCGGGAGTGAATTTTATCCCCGCCATAAACTAAGCCAGGTGAACCATCAGGGTTCCAACTCCAAGTGTATTTATACCTTGGGCGGGTAACTTGGCCTTCCAAAGATTCTAGCTCTTGGCGCCACCCTGGTTGAAGTTGCTCATCCATATCTAGGGCAATGCAGTAGTCAATGTCTAGTGGAATTGCCGCTAAGGAAGCATTGCGGGCATCGTCAAAGCGCCACGGGCTAATGCCAATGTTTATGACATTGATGCCAAGGGCGGTTGCCAATTCAACAGTTTTATCTGTCGAACC